TTCTTTCAATAATGAATTCATTTTACTAAAAATATTAATGTCTAATAGATCTTCAATAACTTCTCTACGCTGACCAACCTGTAATTGCATGAATGGAATAAAAGAACTACTACCCAATACAACAACCTGATGAAACGATTTATGATTTAGCTTAAGTATATTTTGTTCTAAGTACTTTTGAAAATCACGAGCATTAGAAGCTTGATTTATCTGATTACCATTTTGCCATATTTCGAATTTACCAGGTTTAATAGTTCTATGAATTCTAAACTCAGAATTACCAACATTAAACTCAACTTCAACAATAGTACCTTTCTTATTGATACTATTAACTAACTGATCTTTTTTAATATCTCTATGAGGCTTACCAAATAGACCAAATGAAAGAGCGTCCAGCATTGTGGATTTACCAGCGCCATTTGAACCTACCACCAATGTTGATGCTGTTTTATCTAGCTGTACTTTAATTGTATCATTGCCAGTCGAAAGAAAATTCTTCCAACTGACGCTTTTAAAATGTATCATACGACCTCGAGATTCTGTGCTTCAGTATATAGTTTTCTTAATTCGACTTTGATGTGGTCTTTATCCAAATCAGTTTCAACTGCGTCGACATAAGTATCAAGTAAGACTCCAGTATCTTCTAATGATACCTTTTCATCTTCCACGCTGTCACCAAGATACTCCTCAAAGGTTTCAGCGATTTTAAGTTCATACGTTTCAATGCTTTGTAATTTATCAACAAAACGATCAAACATATAAAGATCAGTTTTGTTTACAACGATAAGCTTAATAAATTTATGTTCAAACTCTGAAACATCAATAGTATTATAATCAGTTTTAGCATCATCGTATACTATCTTTTTAAACATAGTAATGGGATTACGTACTGGTGTAACTTCACGAGTCTCAGTATCTAAGATGTGGAAGTACTTAGGATCATCACAATCAGACCAAGTAAACTCCATCTGATTACCAAGATAATGAACATTTCCTTGACTAGATTTTGTGTGAAAATGACCAGTTAATACACTTTCGAATCTAGAAAAGATATCAGCGTTCATACCATGAGGATTAGTTATACCAGCCATAAGCTCAAATCCTTTTAACTCAAGATGAGCTCCAAGAATAGATGCATTACATGTCATAGCCCATTTAGTATATTCTTCATAGTTTGCGCTATTAATCCAAGGTAATACACCAACCTTTAAACCATCATAATCTAAGACGGTAGGTTTCATTATAATATTAACGTTGGATGTGAAGTAGCCAAGTAGTTCTTTGAGTGAGCATAATTCGTTTGTATTCTTGAAATATACATCGTGGTTGCCAGGAATAATATCCATTGTAATACCAAGATCACGCATAGGCTCAAGAAAGTGTTTACGATTAGCATTAAGCGCCTTGAAGTTAACAAACTTGCGATGCTCATAATAATCTCCTAAATGTAAAATGTTTGTAATACCATGCTCTTTTAGGTATGGAAAAAAGATCTCTTCATAAAAACGCTCCTGATAGTTTAAAAATATATCAGACGAGTTTCTTACGCCACAATGCGTATCATTCAATATAGCAACTTTCATAATTACACCATAAACAATTCTAGTTTTTCTTTCTCTTTTTCGATCTTCGCAAACTCTTTAATCTTAGCATCCTTAGTTCTAATCTGATCGATCCTCTGCCTTAAGGTATCTACATATTCTAACGTTTGAGCAGCTCCATTATCATCCATACCCATAGCAGTAAAATCTTCAATACCCATTCTTTCAATGTATCTAAACTTGATTTCTTGCTGCTTCTTCTCTTTAGTGATACGTCTTATAAATGCAAAGAAACAAATCTGAGTAAAATACGAGAATGCGTTTGGATTACCGGTTCTAGTAGCAGTTTCAATCTTATAGTTATTAATAGCTCTTAGACAGTTTTCAACACCATCCATTACCATCTCTTCTCTATAAGTGTACCGAACGAAGTTCGGTCTGTGAGACAGTCCTTCAGATATTTTCATGAAACATGCAGCAACGTAATTTGGAACCTTAGGGATTTGAGCATCTTTAGATTTAGCTTCTATTACGGTCTTAACGTACTCAACTACTGCTAATGAGAATTCCTTGTTATTGACATAGTGTGGCCTAGCTTTTGGTTTGATTTTAGTGGTCATTTATATCTCCTAATAATGTAATATTATATCATAGTTTGGGTCAAATGTAAACAATTATTTTATTTTATTTTTTTTCACTATTAGGTGAATTAAACGTTTACAAATGGTCGAAAGTATGATATAATATAGATGTTACCGGGGAGGTTAGGGGTATACAACAATTAATGTATGGTTGGTTCAATGGTTTCTTCATCTCTAATGTCATCTTCAATCATCGATTCACCTTCCAATTCATACTCTTCTAGATCACGATTAATCTCATCTCTAATCATATCTTGACATGAATACTTGATGTAAGACTCTTTGGTCTCTTCAACAACTTCAGTATGATTGATCACGAACCTTTTCATAATTTTATAGATCTTCTTATCAGAGAAGGGAAACCAATCTCCAAAAGTAAAAGTACCATCAGGTGATACCCTTACGACCGCAGGTCGTTCTACGATAAAGGCGTGTTCACTTGAACTTTGGACATAACAAATGAGGTCTTCGCTATTCGTTAGTTTAAAGTGTCTTATATCAATATTTTTAATAGATTCCATTTATATATTTATATCATGAATTTTATAGTCAAATTTCTCTTTACTATAAATCTTGATCCTCTCAGCAGCATGTAATAATGTATAGTTCTTTTTTGACTTCCAATGTAAATCATCAGCAATATCAAATACCTTAGTATCTATACCATCAGCTGACTTTCTTAATCCTCTACCGATGCTTTGCAGAACCCGAATTTGAGACTTACTTGGTGAAGCAAATATAATGTTATGTAAGCGCTTAATATTAATACCTGTAGAGAAAGTGCCCATACTAGCGACAATGATCGCGTTATCTTGTTTCTCTGTGATCGCTCGTATCTCTTCCCGCGTGTCCACATCGGTCTCACCTGAGACATAGAATAATCTCCTCGTATTTCTTGGAAGCTCATCGAACTTCTTCTTTAATAAATCGTGTAATGGTTTACCATGTTTATCTACAAACTGAAACAATATCAGAGAATTACCTTCTTGATCCATAGCTAAGTTTGCTATAAAGTTATTTCTAGCTTCGTACTTTACAATAAAATCAATTTCGTCTTGGTATTTCATTTTAGATACAAGCTTACAATACTCATCACTATACTTCAATAGCAAGACAAATATGTCTAGTTGTGATAAGGAATTCTCTTCCATTAACTTTTTAGTTGTGGTAACCTTAAATACTGGACCAAACAAACCTTCGAGTACTAACTGATGTGTTTGTGATCCATCCAAGGTTCCTGTTGTACCAATCCTGTACTTAGCGTTAACACATTTTTCTAGTATAGATGTCAACGACTTTGCCTTAAAGTTATGAGCTTCATCTCCAACAACCATTCCAAAATCTTGAAACCAATTAGAGTTTTCTTTATAGATTGACTGCCACGTAGTAATAATAACTCTTTGCTTTATGTTATACTTCTCTTTACCAGAATAGATCTTATGACAATTATCACCTACGTTCCACTCATCAGTTCCAGAATAATCTCCAAAATCTGAATACATCTGTTCAACTAACGACGTTGTAGGTACAATCAGCAGTACGTTTCCTTGATTCATTTCTAAGTGGTATCGAATAGCCAGATATATGATCAGACTCTTTCCGGAAGCCGTAGGGCTTAAAAGCAATGACTTCTTTTCCCGTAGCGCCCTCGACAGTGCATCAAGTTGGTACGACCGGGGTGTTATACCTACTCCGTTCACAGAGAGTGACAGACTGTTCAGGAAGCTTTCTATATCATGCAATTCTTCAGTATCGGGCCTTCCATACATAGAATTGTCTTCGCAAATGAGTTCATACCCTCTAGCTTGGGCAAATTCCTTGATATATTTGAATAAACCACCATATATCACCTTCTTTCTTAAGTCAAATAGGCGTATTTTGCCATCCCACATACGATTTTTGTACGCTGGCATGAATTTATACCCTGGAACGAAGAAACAAAAGTGTTCTGTTAACTCCATCTCTATCCCTGGTTCGGTCACAACATGGAGGAAGACTTCATTCTTCTTTTTGACTATAATTTTTTCCATTACATCCCGCTAGTAAATTTATTCCACTCGATTATGTTTTTAATATTCTGATGACGCCACTTGACATTTTCCATTATCTCTTTTAGTGTGTCTATCATTTCTTGCGTATAATGCATTTTAGCTTGATGTTCTTGGATTAATGGATCAGCATCATACCATTTGTCCATATCACCTTTTAATACCGTAAGTCCATTCAATGGATCATATGACCAACCCTTTGCGTCCATTTCAGCTTGGGTAAGTTTACCATTGTAATGCATAAATTTGTCTCTCAATAATACTTTAAATTCAAGTTCTAATTTCTTGAATCTTAATTTATTAACTGAGTATAGTTCTAAGTACTTCGAATGAAGCTTTGCAGAATCTCGAGCTGACTTATCCAGTTCGAGTTGATCAATGACTGAATCTTTCTTCCACATTTCAAGTATTGTTTCTAGGCTATTCATTATATCTCCATAGTATAAAATTATTTATATGTATACAGAAAGGACATATTTCTGTATACTCTGTGTAAACTTATATATTTACGTTATTTCAAAGTACGTATATTTAAATGTTACATCAGCTTGTAAGTATTCAATGTCAGTCTGTTGTGTCGAAAATTCAACAGCGGCTAAACTAGTTGGGAAGCAATCTCTAAACGTTACTTCCTTTGTTACATTATTATGACTACTCAATATAGAAAGAGTAGCATCTGATTTAAATGACTCTCCCTTTTGAATTATATTATGCATCCAATTAAACATTTCAATATAGTTTTCCATATCTTCTGTTATATTAAATCGAATTGATAGATCGCCAAACGCGATTCGATCACCAGTCATTCCCATATTAGATGTCTTATATGGTGTAGGTACATCCGATAAAGATAAATCTGGAAGCGTTACTGATGTGCAAAAATATTCTATATTCGAATACTGAGTAGAATCGATTTTGAATTGAAACCCTACTGGGCTTAAAAAGTTTTTATTTGATGTAGTCATATATCTATTTATACTCTTTAAATGTTAGAATGTGCCATCCTTGGCCGGTTTGCTCCTAAAACTTTACTTATTTAGCTTCGGTCTTTTCAACACCAGTCTTCTCGGCTACACCTTTAATTGTACCAGATACAACATCTAAAGTACCAGTAGTAACTCCAGCAACGTCAGACGCAACACCACCAACAATATTCTTAGTGCCATCAATTACTGAGTCAACTGTATTACAACCAGCTAACAAAACTACTGTCATTAATGCAAAAATCTTATGCATGATAATCTCCTATCCTGTAATTCCGGGGGTGGTTTCCTGACCCACTTATGTGCAGTGCGTACCACTTGATACGCAGAACATCTTCCTTATATCTATTTATACACATAAAAAAAGGGCCCCGAAGGACCCTTTAAGATTAATCTAATTAAAGATTAAGCACTTTGCATGATACCGTCTACTCTAAAGATTCTAAAGTATGGGTTAGCACGATCAGCACCAACGGTTCCATCAGTAGCTACGAATGGGTTTGCAACCATACCGTATCTAGTTTTGAAGCCGATTCTTGGCTGGAAGTCTTCCTCACCGATCGCTTTAACCATAGTTAAAGGAACGTATGGGCAGTAGAATACACCTGCGTCATATGGAGTAGAACCTCTGTAACCTACACAAACGTAGTCGCCAGTTGCATATGGATCAACATATACTTTGAACTTACCGTTAAGAACACCAGCAAAAGTATTACCAGTATCGTCTACGTTAAGGTTAGTAGCAAGAGCGGGGCTGTAATCAAGCATGCCAGAAGCAGCAAGTACAGAACCTACGTCAGAAGAACAGATAACATAGTTACCTTTGCCTCTACGAGTCTCTTTAGCGATAACGTTAGCTTCTCTTTCGATCTGTACGATCAAACCTTTAGCCTTCTCAGCCAACCAACGACCGTCTGAATCAGTATCCATATTGAAGATACCTTTAACAGTAGCAGAAGCCTGAAGAGCGCCTAGCTTAGCAGTACGGTTTACAGTTCTAACTACTTCTCTGTTGATTTCCGCAAGGATTTCAGAAGAAAGGATAGTAGCAAGTTCGCCTTCAGCGTCTAGACCGTGGATTGCTTTAAGATCTTGAGCAAGTTCCATAGTATATTCAGCTTTAAGAGCTCTTGACTTAGCAGTTACTGTAGCTTTCTCGATTGAGAATGCCATTTCACCGAATGAACCACCTGAACCGCCAGTACCCAATGCTTCAGAAGCAGCAGTACTAAGACCACCAGCATAATCGGAAACGATTTCGCCAGAAGTTTCGCCAGTTGCCAAAGAACCATCACCATCATCGGCGGCAGATTCTAGACCAGAAGGACCAGCTTCTTGAGTAACACTAGCCAAGCCAGAGAAAGCAGTATTAGCTTCACCAAACAAAGCTTCATCACCAGCTTGAGTGCTGTACTTGCTCTTCATAGCAAAGATTAGACCAGTAGGACCAGTCATAGGTTGAACACCAGCGATATCATAAGCGATAAGGTTAGGCATTGCACGTCTTACCAAAGAGATAAGAACGGGATTAAAACCAGCAACAGCGTTGCCAGTTGAGTTAGCCGGAGCATCTTCCCCAAGGAAGGTGTTTGACTTGGCAATGTGCTCTTCGCGAGCAGCGATTTCTTGGTTTTCCAATAGTCTAGCAGTTACCGCTGCTTTGTGACTATCTTGAATTGTTGGAACATCTGCGTGCTCGAGTACCGGGCTCCACTTTTCCATTAAGTTTTTGTCTGCATTAAACATTTAAGTTTCTCCTATTAAGACGTTTATTTTTTATATTTTGAGATAGCTGATGCATATCTAGCCATAGATTCACTGATGTCAGCCGCAACTTCGTCAGTACCAACCAATTTTTGAGCTTCATCTACTGATTCTTGAACTTCAGATCTGAAGTATGATTCTTTAACAACATTCACTTTCATTTCGAAAGATTCTGCTGTATCAAAATCAATATCTTCTACCAAAGATGCAAGCTTTTCAGCTTCAGTCAATGCTAGCCCAGAAGAAGCATTTCGTACAATCTCAGCTCTTTCCAATCCGGAAACAGACTCAGTAAGTGCGATATTCTCTTCAATTGATTTATTTAGAGACTCTTCCAGTTCAGCAACTTGCTCGGCTAATTCGTCGACCAGGTCAACCTTACCTTCTGGAATCTCAATGTAATGTTCTTTGAACACTGATTGTAGAGAAGCCATAAAGTCTTCAGCAATTTCAGTCCTAAGACCAGTTTCAACTGCTACTTTATTTTCTTCCATCCAGTTACCAACCACGTAGTTAAGGTATGAATCTACCTTTTCTACTAGCTCGGACTTGATTTCAGTTACTTCTTCTTCAAGGTTTTGAACGTACTCAGACTCTAATCTCTCAATTTCTGCACTTACTTTGGACTTCAAAGCAGCTTCAAAAATGATTCCAGCTTTCGCTTGGAATCCGTCAGATAAAGTAGCTTCTTCAGCGACCAAACTATCTAAGTCCTCTTGGTAGTCAATGTGGCTAACGTCGACATCGACATCTTCCTTGGCTACTTTGGGGCCTTCAACGTCTGGAGCATTGATTACCTTATATACTTGAGCATAGATCTTCTGTGCACCTTCTTTTTTCGATTTCTTCAACATATCATTTACTGATGCCATGATAGCAGCTTTGGTTTTCGGCATTTCAACTACAGGCTCTTCGTCTTCGTCGTCTTCTTCATCAGCAGACTCCTCAACTTCTTCCTCTTCGTCTTCATCCTCATCCTCAGCGTCATCACTAGCTTCTACGATTTCTTCGTCTTGAACTTGTTCGTCTTCAACGAGCTCCTCGGTAGTAAGCTCTTCAGTTTCTGATACGTCTTCGACTAAATCGTTTTGCATTTCGTCATTAGACATAATTTATTCTCCTATTAAGAATTTACAAGTTTAGAGAGGAAATTCTTAAAAGCTTTAATCTCAATATCCGATGAACGCATACCTCGAGCTTCCTTGATTTCAGTCTCAATTTTTTCAACTTCTTGTGGGCAAAGTACACCATTATTCCATACCCAATCAACACCTTCCATAATTCCATTGACAAATGCCTCTGGAGCTGAAGGGTCTTGAACGATATCTACTGTAGACAACATAAAGTCATCTTTCACATACATAGCGCCATTCTTTTGCACAAGACTTCCCATACCACGACTTGATACACCAAGCTTAACTCCGCCTTCTAACAAACCAGTTACGATATTGCCCATAGGGGTATTAAGGATTGATGCTTTTCCTATAACATTACTTCCGTCCCATCGGAGTTCAGTAATCTTATGTGAAACTTTATCTAAGTTAATGGAAGGACCTTCAGGGTGGTTTAATTCCCCAACAGCTCTTCCAGTACTTACTTGTTCTTTTACGTATTTGTTAACAGCATTTTCTAAAATAGATCTCTCATAGACACGACCATTTCTATTTTTAGCGTCAGCTTGCATAAAAACACCCTCAATTACGAGAGTCTTTTTGCCATTAACTTTTTCTTCAATAACCTCTAGGTTACTGTCGTTATATTCTGCTATAAGTTTCATTTACTTATTTCCTATTGCTCCAATTTGGAGCGTTGTCTGTCTTGTAATGTTGATGCTACTTCAATCTTTTTAGCATCCATTGCAGCAGTCAACTTGTCAGCCATAATGCTATTAAATTCCTTAGCAGCTTGAACGTTGTCTCCGCCTTTTACATTATCAATCAAATCTATAATACTCATTATTCTATTTCCTTTGTATATATTTATAATAATTTAATCTTCAAGATCGTCATCTTCATCTTCGATTTCGCCAGAAGCTCTTTCAGCATCTATTTGCTTCTTAATTTCGGCAATCTCATCATCAGACTGTCTTAAAACTGTTTTACGGATCCATTCATTAGAAATATACTTTCCAACATATTCGTCCATTTGTGATAGCATTTCAAATCGTTCTCTCATAATTTCAGCTTCTTTTAATTCACTAAAATAATTATCTTCAATAAAATCAAATGCGATATCTTCTTTAAATTTAGCCCAATCCTCTTTAGTTACAATACCCTTTAATAAACATTGTGTTCTGAGTAGTTGTAAAAATAGATCGCTAAATCTTTTTCTTAATCTATCTAAGAATTTCTTAAATTTAACTTCATCTCTAGAGATCTCTGTGGATCTACCTAAGTTAAAACCAGACTCTTGTTCTAAACGATTAGCAGGAACGTTGAGCGACTTGTATAGTTTCTTTTGGAAGTATATGATGTCGTCAATTTGTCCGAGATTTTCTCCTCCTGGGAGGGTCGAAATTTCTGTACCCCTGCCACCTTCTCTACGCGGTAGGAAGAAGTCTTCGAGCATCGACATATGTTTACGGTCATCTTTAATATCTCCGGTACTAGCATCATAGACCAATTTATTTCTGTATTGACCCATAATGTTTTTCAAATATTCTTCAGCTTTACCTTTAGGGAGGTTACCAACATCAATATAGAAGATACGTCTTTCTGGTGCTCTTGATATTCTATAGATTACCAATGAGTCTTCCATCATTCTTAACTGATTTGTCGGTTTGATAGCTTTCTGTAAGTGAGATAAGATTCTTTTACGTGATGGATCTAACATGCCCGAAGTACAATACGCAATTGAATCTGGGTGAATTTTTAATCCCTGGTTATTTCCAGCCATAGTTCCATCTTGAAATAAGAAGTACTCTTCTGACTTCTTAATTATATTGGCTCCAGTCTTAGGATCTTTTTCTTCTTGGATCTCTTTAATCTTTCTAAGCTTAATTGGATCAATATATCTTAATTCTTGTATACCCTTTTTTGGGTTTGCGTTATCAATAATAATATGATATGGTAATCTACCATCAATATACCATTTTCTAAATATATCATGAGAGTAAGAATTAAAATGTAATAAGGATATTACGTTTTCAAACTCTTCTTTAATAGCACCTTTAATCTTATCCGATGCCTTTAGTTCATCCATAATAATTTCAATAGGTGCTGATCTATTATCACCTACAATCGCTTCATTTACAATATCTTCGATTGCTGCGTCGCATTCTGGATGTGATGCAATGTCCCTATACTTTAAAATAAGGTCAACTTCGTTTTTAGCCGAGTCACCATCAATATCAACGTACTGGCCGAAGTGACCACCGCTGTTAATGACTCCTACGCCATCTTCGTCTGTATTGGGAACAAAAGAAGGAAGGTCGGGTTCCTTTCCGCCCTTTCTATTGATCTCAAAACCAAAAAGTTCTGCCATTTTTATTCTACCTCAATATTATCGGAGGGGAGTTATCTCCCCTCGTCTAATATTATTTATAACCCTTTAAGAAGTGGTACCGGACTCCCAATACTGAACTTGTAGCTCAACAGTAAATTCTTCAATCTGGTTTTCATTATCGTATGAAAGTTCGATTGTAGAAAGATTTGTTGGAAAACAACCTCTCATATCGTAAGTCTTAGTTACATCACCTTGCTTATTTAGCTGCTCAACAATAATATCGGCCATGTAATCTGTTGGATTACTTGCTCCAGTATTATTATTGTGTTCGCTGATACCATTCATCCATCTCTCGAAAGCGTTTCGTACTTCGAAACCAGTATCATTGATTATAGTCAATGTAACGGGTTCAAAAGTCCTATCACCAGCGAGTTGTAGTTGTCTGCCTCTGAATAATACGGGTACAGGAGCTACTACTGATGAAGGAAATTGCGCGCCTTTAATCATGAAAGAAGAAAGTTCAACATCACCTTGAGCATAAGCAGGGAAGTTACATGTTACTTTGAACATGTTAGAACGTGCTCCACCACCTACTAGCTTGGATTTAAAATCATCTACGCCTAAAATTGCCATTTTTCTTCTCCTAATTAACTACCGGCGATTTCTGAGAAATCAACTCCGGTTCGTGTTGCAATAAAGTTAAGTGTTATGAAGTTAATAGATCTTGAAGGCTTGATAAAGATATCAGCAACAAATCTATTAGCGTCAATTACTTGACCAGTGTTATTTGTAGTATCACAAATGACTCTAAAGTCTGTCATACCACGTCTACCTTTAACGTCTCTCATAAATGGTTCAAGCATATTTCTAAACTGAGCTCTTGTAAATTCGTCGTTGAATTCAAAGAGTTGAGCTTTAGCTGCAGTAGCAACTGCCTTTTCCAATACGATAAACAGTCTTCGTACATTGATTCTATCAAATGCACTAGGCTTGCTTAATAGTGTCTTATCACCAAACAGCATTGTACCTTGTCCAGGGAAAGAAACGAGAGGATTAACTCTTGCTTTATAGAGAGTATCTCTATCAGCTTTCTTAGGATTGTAAGCTAGTTTAGTAACTCCAAAAAGTTGACCTCTATTAACACCAGCTGGAGAGAACCAAGCATCGGCAACATCGTCTGTGTTGGCACAAAGACCAGCACAAAGACCAGAAGCTCCTAACCAACGGTATACATCATTATACTTATCGTATACGTATACAGCGCCAGAATCAGTAGCGGCATATGAAGTTGAAGGAAGAGTATCGGCCCAAGCTTTAACATCAGCGGCCGGAGTATCGGTTCCAACTGAGTCATCGATTGGAGGAGATACAAATGCCATACAGTCTTTTCTAGCATTACAGATAGCAATAAGCTTATCAGCAATATCTTTAGTGCCATTAGTGTCTGGATATGCAAACAAAAGGTTAACATCAATGGTTTCAGCATCAGCTAATAGATCAAATCCGTTACCAATTTCGCCAGTTGTTGGTGTGTTATCATCAGTACCACCAGCCATTGCAGATTCAATAGCAGCAGTTCCAGTTACATAAGCTGTAGCTGAAGCTTGACCAGCAAGAGATTCACCAGCATCGGTTAATGCAGTAGGATGACCTGTCCAATATACATACTTTGATGTTCTATTAATTACTTCTTTGTAGTAGTTACTTTGTCCATCTGATTTTTTAGCATCTGAAGCCTGAGATACGAATTGGAATGCTTCCAAAACAGTACCAGCAGTACCACTCCATGTGCCATCCACATCGACAACAGCAATGTGTAATTCATCGTTTGAATGTCCTAAAAGAGCCGCAGAATCAGATGTTCCTGGAATGCCATCGAAGCTTCCTGCTTCGTTAAATGCTGCCCAAGCTGTAGTATCAGCTGGACAGATTGTTACCTTAAGCGAGTTACCCAGTTTACCTGGATACTTAGCTATAAAGCTACCATCATGAGTTAAAGAATCATAATGATCTTCGTTTTTGACTAGTTTAGCAGTACCGTCGGTCGCGTTTAAGTGACCTGATGCTACTCGTACTACTTTAAGAGCGTTACCATACTTTAGGAATGATGCTGCTGTTAAAAAGTACTTAAATGTATCGGAATCTGGTGTTCCAAAGATGCTAGCTAATTCTGTTTCTGAACTAACCGTGCGAACTTCTTCGACTGGACCCCAATTAAAAGACCCTGCGAATCCACCAATACTGGTTGATACTGCAGGTATTACGCCCGATGCGTCAATTTCCTTGACTTGGACGCCTGGTGATACTTGAAATGCCATTGTTGTGTCCTCTCAAATTGAGTTTATTTATAAGTTTTCATAATACGGTTATATTCAATCAGTATTATTTATATAAATAATGATTCTAAGACTATTTATACTAAGCGTCTATTAAGTGGATCTCGTTCATATTCAGCTTCAAACCAAACATTACCTTCTCCATCTCCTACGCCTTGTACATGATGATCACTACCGTCACTAATAATACCAAAGGGTAACATATCATCTTGAATAGCTTTTAGCTGCTCACGATATAATAAGTTTTTCATATCAATATTAGTCAATCCTTGGAATATATCTGTTGTTGTAAACCAAGCAAACATTACTAAGTTCATAACTAAATCATCGTGGTTAGGAGCCTGCGCTTCAAAAGAATTACCTCGAGCAACGAATGTACACATTTCATTAATAGTCTCTGCATCAATAACGTGCAGCTTCTTTTGACCAATTAAGTCTTTTAATGTTGAACAACCAATTCTTTTTACTCTTCGAGTCATAGTAGCACCAATCGAGCTGGCCTTTACTTGTGATTCAACAAACATATTTTCGTATTCTAAATCGTAATATAGTCCATTACAAACTACAGCACCTTGATCATTTGATTCAACAATAATATAAGCTTTGTTATATATCATAGCGTATTTATAGCATACGTCTGGTAATAACATTGGTGATATATTATTATCTCTAAACACCATTACTTGTTTAAATGGATTAACTGAAGTATCGATTATATTAAACGTACTATAATCTTGCCCACGGCCTTTAGATACATCAACAGTCATTATATAATTATGACCTTCTTTTGGCTTCTCATACATAAACAGATTTTCATTAAATGTCATCGGTCTTTGAGATTTTTGAGCTAAAAGATCTCCAGCATCAATTAATGTATTACCACGTCCATGGAAGTTATTTCCAAATTCCTGATCAAACTGTAATTCAGACGTGTTAGCAATTGTTTGAGCTTTCCAAGCATCGTCTCTTCCTGGAACATCCCACCAATCAACTCTAAACGCCTTATACTCATTCGTATATGTAGTAGCACCTTCCCAGATTCTGTGATAAACATTACCAATACCATTAGCTGTTGAGGTGATAATAACCTTTGTATCTTTACCAGATGAAACTACAGGATACGTTGATGTATAGAACTGCGCGTCATTTTCAACAAAAGCAAACTCGTCTAAGAACAATAAGTTAATAGATAAACCACGAATAGAACTACCTGAAGTTGCAGAAGCAATAAGTTTTGAGTTGTTTGAAAATTCAATAGAACCTTTATTTAACGCTTTACACCCAGGTTGTAAAAAGAAGGGTAGGTTCTCTAACATAAGAGTAACACGAGCTAACATTTCTCTAGCTGTAGCACCTTTGTTAGCTAATATAGCAATAGTTTTTTCTGAATGGAAACACGCATACCAAAGTAAGTAACCAACAGCAGCAATAGATTTACCAGATTGTCTACATGCTAAAACAATAGAGAATCTATTATCGTTAAAGTGATTAAACATATTTGCTTGATAGTCATATAGATCAAATGGAACTAAACCTTCGTCCAATGATATAACCTTTAAATATGTTCTAGCAAAATAAGCAGGATCCATCATACATTTTCTGTATTCTTTAATCTCGGTTTCACTAAATTCTGCTTCTACGCCATCCCGTTTAACATTGGGATTGCCCATATAGCCTTCATCATTCTTTGGGCGAGACATCTATAACCTTTTCCTTCGCTTCTTTATCAGCTTGAGCGAATAGTCTTTGTAAATCGGTTGTACTACCAACAAACAAATTATTATTAGTAACTGGCTTTTTACTTGCAGATTCGCCAGCTAAATCTTGCTTATTTTTCTGAAGCGTCATAAGCTTATCAGTGACATCACCAATATCTTTTATAGCCTTAGATAATACCTCAAATGCTCTTGGATGTTCTGATTCTCTTGCAAGTTCAGCAAGGACATCTAGAGATTTTACTCCAGTATCAATAAGATCTTTATATGTTTTTCTTGAATACTCGTAATCGTCTTTGACTTCTGTTTGATCTTTAGTCAAGACCACGGGAGGGTTCTTTTCTTTTTTCTCTGGCAAGTTCTTATTCAGGCTAGCCTGCATCTTATCTAATTTATTCATAATGTACCTATGTTATACTTACGTTAACAGTATAGTTATCATCCTCATCGGCATTGGCTGGAGTTATTGTAAAATCCATATTTTCTAATATATTGGCGCCACCAATATCGGAGTTAAAATCAAAATTAACTTCTTTAATAATACCTTGGTTCGATGTAGGACCAAAGAATTTCATTTTCATTGTAAAATCTAATTGGTATGCTAAAACCCTTCTAGTTTGAAAATCACCTTCATAGTCATCGTTTATAGTAACACCAGTTAATACAATTGGAACATCTTGTTTATATTGAAATCCATCTACAGGTCGTATTGTAATAGTGTATTCTGGCTGAAAATATGGTAGAATCTGTTCTACAATTTGTAGTCCATCATCTTGATTCTTTGCTAGAATGTGTAAAGTCATATTAATATTATATGCGACTTGCTGTTTTAACGTTTTCTTTTTAGTAGAATCAGTAGCGTGATTCTCGCTAATAACATTTCTTTTACCAAGCTTGGTAGTCGAATCTATATCTAAAGACGTAATTTCAAAAGCCATTCTAGGTAATTTAATAGCCATTGACGCGTCGCTATTAGTATTTTGATCTAATCTAGCTAAGAACTTTTGCTTAGGTCCATACGCTAAAGGAACTTTAACTTGGTTAAGGACATTACCACTACCATCTTGTCTAATAACACTAATGTCATTAAACAAAGTTCCAAAAACAGCAACAGCTTTTCGCATAGTTGCATGATAAAAATGATTACCAAACATTAGTAAGTCTCCGATGGATCACCGAATGGATTATTTTCAGAAAAGTCCAAAAATCCATCAGCATCTACTTCAAATGCATTATTGCTTGCTCCACCATCACTTGCAAATGATGTATTATCAGCAACATCATCGATCGCTGTAATAATACATGTATTTCCAGATTTACTTCCGGTCAAACCAAGTGTAGGGGATATAATAAAGTCTTTAGCTTCAGTAGAACCAGTCACGCCAATATTAGAAACGCTTATTGTCGCAAGTGAATCTGAATTCTTAGTTAAAGTTTGTATAGTTCCATAAACGCTTACAGCAGGATCAGTTGTAATTACTTGAGTTACAATTTCTCCAAGCTCAAAGTGATTAGCACCGGTTAAGCTTACAGTAATTGGAACTTGATATGCATTCTTAAGTTCTGTTACATCAATAGAATCAACGCCAGTATCAAAATCTTCTTCATTATATTCAAAGAGACTACAATTTAGTTTATAAACTGGTAAATTAGATAATTGATAGAACGGCTGTTCATGCTCAACAAATGAGATCTCAAAGAACTTATTTGTCATTGGTAGAAATATAAGATCGCCTTCCATAGGTCTTATAGTTTCTACATCATTATTCCATACTCCAACTAAATTTGTCCATTGTTTACGAGCAATAATAAAAGTAGCTTCATCTCGTATTTCTAAACCAAACTTTTGGTATAGATCCCCAGACCCATCAAATCCTTCAGGATTTTCAATATAAGCTTCTATCATATAAGCATCGTCAAACTTAGAAGCTTTATCTTCTCCTAAGATTGTATCTCTATCAACTATAGTTCTTGGAATATAATAGACATCTTGTCCATATATTTTAAGAGATTCTATTATTAGATCTTCGTAGACTGATTGCTCTGAAGCTACTGACTGCGAGAAATATACACTTCTAGGCATTTATTACCCCGTATAGAAGTCAACTGGTTGTTCCCAGTTTAATCTGACTTCTTCATTTAGTTTTTCGATTTCTTCTTTAGCATCTTCTAAAATTTGTCGGCCATTAAATGTTACTCCACCCGGCATTACCATACCTTCAAACTTAGATAGGTTAACACCCCACTGCTGCTTAATTAATGCCGTCGCGTATCTCTTTAAAAAATAATCATTATAGACATCGGTGTATGTGTTAGGATCGAGTATTCTGTAGCATTCAACAACAATATACTCGCCAACCAATACTTCTTTAGACCAGTCCATATCAATTCTTAATTGATTTTTATGTCTATCCCAACTAAGATGTTTATTATCAGAATCCATAATCATATCTAAAAGAGATAGCCATTGTTGAGACATTTCATATTCAACTAATGAACCCATATAACCAAGAGCATACATATCGTTTAAATGCATTTGATATTTAACATCAAACATATTATCCGAGCTATTTCTATCTCTTAATGGAAATATTCTAACAACATCAGTTACCAAATCAGGTATAGTTAAATAACCATTTGTAATATCATCAGCTGTTACTGGGTGCTTTAAAAATACTTTTTCTATAGAATCGGCATGATAATGCTGATAAAATTGTAAAGCTTCATCAATTCTATCTTCTACTTGATCGTCATCAACATTAATCTCTACAACTGGCGCACCTAATGAACGTAGGCAATATTCTATTAATGTTGTTCTGCTATTAGGCTTTGCCATTTTATGTTTCCTTTAATGTTAAGAAATAACGCCAAGCGCCATTTTATGTTCTACACCGCCCATAACTTCTCCAACTCTAACTAATGTAGCGTCATTGTCGTAAGTTCCTTCTGAATCAAAACAAACATTAACCATGCGCGTGTGAGTTTTTGCTGGATCATACGAATCGTCAGTAAATGTTACTTCAACGTCAGTAACGTCTACGGTCGTTTCGATCGTTTGACCTTCGTTATCCGGATCAGGCAGTGAAGTGGTTCTTGTTCCAGTATACGCCTCCGCAATATTATATGTAATTGCCATTTTATTTCTCCTAATAAATTTAGCTTGAGGACAATTCCTCTATATCTATTTATACAACTTATTCTCTAATCAAGCTAATGTCTTAGCTCCATATAAAAGATGCTATGCCCTGTACCATTGAATCTTCGCCAGTTACGTCTGTAGGACTTCCATCTGTAAACTTATAAATTTTGGTAGATACAAGAGTATTATTTACAGCATCTGTAGCATCGTCTATATAAGTGTCAAACGTATTAATAGTTATGACAGGATGAGAATCGTTATCAGTCTCCTCTTTATCTGTTGACTTTGCCGGTGTAACTACAATTTCGCTAATTGTAGAAGTTTTTGATATGGCCATTTTATTTTTCTCCAGTTTCTAAAGCTTTAAGTCTTGCTTCTAATTTATTTATAATCTGTTGTTGCTCTTTCATAGCTTCAACTAATAAAGCTGTTACGTTTCCATAGTCTACACCTAAGTGTTCATCAACTAATACACCGTCATGCTCTTTTCTATTATTTTTTACTAAGTCTGGTACTACTTCTTGTACTTCTTGGGCAATAAAACCAATACTCTTCTTATTATTCTTTTTCCATTCAAAACTTACGCCTCTTAGGCCCAGTACTTTTTCTAAAGAGCCTTCAAGAGATTGTATATTTTTCTTTAACTTTCTATCAGAAGAAGTTGTAGTAGAGAATGCATATACATCGCCATCAAAGTGACCATCACCGCCATTAATATTAAAGAAAATTTCACCAGAATTATCTGTTCCACCAAATGATATATAATCATAACCCGATGAAGCTTCTGTGGCTTGTATCATTTTATAGCCACCACAGTATAGTTTCCACTGGTCAGCTGCGTCAAAAGTCATATAGGTATCCGTATCACCGTTATGCACGATCGTATCATCTACTGAAAGAGCCCCTCCTACTGTCACTCCTGACGTTGTAGTTGATAGCCGTAATACGTTAGCTGCATATAGCTTTACAGTGTGGTCATTATTAGAACCGCCAGAGTTTTCTACAATCAAGCAATTATAAGCACCACCAGCGCCACCCTTGAGGTGCAGTCCTCTATAGGCGTTCCATTTCATTCCATCAAAGCCAGAGTTTGCCGCCCCTTTAGTCCCTGGTCCACCATAGTAATCATTCCATAGGGCATGGTTTGAATCTACTGTACCTGTAAACCAAATTGCACCATTAGTAGATGATCTGAGAGCCCCTAATGCTCCATTGACTTGTAATCCTCCAGTCAACGTACCACCAGTTAATGGAAGGTAAGAGTGACCGTGACTAGCAGGTGCATAGTAAGAACCCTGTTGCCCATCTAACAGATCAGCGTCTAGACCAGAGCCTGCACCGTCTGTGGCTGATGTCCAAATTTCGTTCCAGCCTTGATAACTACCCGTTTGTACGTGTTGAAAATATAGTTTTTTATTCCAAAAGCTATTCGCTAATTGAAAAGAATATTCGCCGCCGTTACCCCAGCTATTCCCTCTACATGTTATCCAGTTGTACCATTCCGATGTAGGAGCACCTGTGGCAGCGGAGTAAAAGAAAAAGCCAGAAGGTTGAGCTTGGAACGAACTAACAGACGTAGATTTCTGAGCGCCATCTCCGTAAATAAAACGGCTAGAGTCAGCACCATCAAAAAGATCAGAGTCCGCAGCCTTGCCAGTTGTGGGCAAGTAATAAGAACCATGCTGACCATCTAACAGATCAGCGTCTAAGCCAGAACCAGAACCGTCGTTTGAGGTTCCGAATAAAGTGCCTTGGCCACCAGAAGTAATATTATGAGCAGTCCAGATACCTGTACCAAAAGCACACTTTAATACGCCGTTTTCTCTAAGCTGAAGCTGGTGGCTTAAACCAGCAATTGATTGGTTAGTGCCAGTGCCAATATTGGTATGCGTCCATGTAAGACCATACATGTTGCCGTATGATGTTCCGTCTGAACTAGTGGCATAAGCCGAACCCATAGACCAAACGTGTTGGTAACGGGTAGACGCATAGAGACCAGTAACGCCTATCCCATAATCCGCTGGTACGAGAGCGTGCTGCAACCCCATCGTTAACCTACCCCCGATGGTATCAGCAACATCAGAGCGTAATAATGAAGCCCCCTGAATACCATCAAGTAAATCAGCATCTAGTGTTGAACCTGACCCATCGTTGCTTGCGTGCCAGTATTTACTACCTGCGTTATCGCTAGAGCCTTTCCATAAGTCTCCATCTGGACCCATAACAGCAGCAACTCCACTTGCGCCAGTACCAAAATAAGTTCCATTACCTGCATAATAGTTTAGGTACGTATTGTTGCCAGCATTTGAATCGATATGCAAATTGCCATTAGTACACTTAAGAACGGCTTGTGTATTTACTGTAGAACCAGTAAGATATAAATTACCAGTATTGGTTGTACTGTATGTTCCTACTACTATATCATTTAAAACATTAACATTATTCCTGACAGTAATATTTCCTGATCCGTCCCAACGAAGTGAGTACTGATTACTACCTATGTTGGTAGCAAGTTCTCCACCTTGATGTCCCTGAAGTCTAGGTCCATCAACAGTTGCTCCAGAATAACCTGTACTTACTTTTACCAGATGATGATTAGTGTCACCAAGACTAAGCATTTGGCCTGATGATAATGCCAGTCGACTTGTGTGAGTTTTAATCCCCGACATCGACTGATCGCCTGTAGTTCGAATTACAGTAGAATCAACACCAACAGTATCGGCAGCAACTGATATTCCGCTACCTGCGCCTACATTTAGTGTAGGAGTACCTGAACTACCTCCTCCAGTAAGACCGTTTCCAGCAGTTACGCCAGTGATATCGCCTTGAGCAGGAATCGCTATAGTTTCTGTTGTGTTATCGCCCTTTCTCAAAGTAATAGTAGACCCAGATATAGATAATGCATCTGTATCATGTAGTGCTTGGTTGTCATTTGCTGCGATTAACTTAGTACCATTACTATAGAACGAATGCGCAGCTCCACCGGAACTAGAGCTTGCAAAGCCACCATTTTTACATTCATGCTCTAACGTCGCTCCGGTGTAAGGATTGGTGCTAGTGAATGTTACTGTTTCGCTGTTCAAGGCAAACACTTCCATGTTCACAGGTAGGTTGTTAGTACTGTTAGTTTTTAGTTGTACCGCAAAATCTTCATTGTTGTTTGAAACTATTTTTACAGTTAGAATTGTGTATGTACTTGTCTGAGATGTAACCAGAATGTCTAAGCTATGATTACAAACAATATCTAATATAGTTCCGATTACAGTACTAGGGCCTGTTCCTGTTATGGTCATTCTGACTGCAGAAGCCAAACTATTACCATCCACAGTGCATACCGTCTGATATGAATTAGTAAGAGTTGCAGTGCCTTTCTTAACAGGCGCATAAACAGGATTTAGTGTGGTTCCATAAGTAGAGGTTGTTAGTACAGTAGAATCGACAGTTATATTATCAGCATTCGCCGTGATGCCAGTTCCGCCTATAACATTCAGCGTTACAGCGCCTGAAGTACCACCACCAGTCATACCTGTACCAGCAGTTACGCCAGTGATGTCGCCTGGAGGCGGGTTAGCCGCACTGTAATAATAAGAACCATGTTGACCATCAAGTAAATCAGCATCTAGACCAGAGCCAGAGCCGTCTGTACCTGCATCCCAAACTGTATTACCCGCTCTTTGTAACGCTCCACCATTTGATTGTAGGTTAAGAGCAAAACTTGCAAAGTCAGAAGCCCTTGCAGCTTGAACCGCAACTTTGTACCCTCCTGTTGCATTTAACGAGGAAACATATAAATATACATCAGATCCTCCCATTCTGACCTGACCATTTGCAGCACTATTTAAAGCATCAGGTCTCGTCTCACTATTGGCTAGAAATACTTGACCGTTTGCAATGAAGTCTCCACCAACTGTTAAGTTGCCTTCTACGCTGAGACTGTTGCCGGTAACACTGGTAGCAGCATAACCACTACCAATAGTCATACCACCATGAACGTGCAGCTTCTTGTTAGCTACGTTTGAGCCTCCGCCTCCGATAGCAAAAGTTCCATTACCTCCGTTGTGCCAGATATACTCTGCACCTAGTGCTGCGCCATCGTTAAACCCTATTCCTGTCCAAG